AATAAAGGTCAAGTGTATCTAAAAAAAGAAGATGTCTTGCATATTCCGGGTCTCGGATTCAATGGTCTTATCGGATATTCCCCGATAGCAATGGCGAAAAATGCAATCGGAATGGCAATGGCATGTGAGGAATTCGGAGCTAAGTTTTTTGCAAACGGAGCAAATCCAAGCGGAGTTTTGGAGCATCCCGGAACAATCAAAGATCCTGAGAAACTTCGTGAAAGTTGGAATTCGCTTTTTCAAGGAAGCAGTAATTCGCATCGTATAGCAATTTTGGAGGAAGGCTTAAAGTATCAGCCAATCAGTATATCTCCGAACGAAGCTCAGTTTTTAGAAACAAGAAAATTCCAGTTAAACGAAATAGCGAGAATTTTCAGAATTCCTCCCCACATGATTGGAGACCTCGAAAAATCGAGCTTTTCAAACATCGAACAACAGTCTCTTGAGTTTGTAAAATACACACTTGACCCATGGGTTATGAGGTGGGAACAAGCCATTCATCGTTCTTTGTTTAAGGATAGTGAAAAGCGTGATTATTTTGTCAAATTCAATGTGGACGGTTTACTTCGTGGTGATTATCAAAGCCGAATGAATGGTTATTCTACGGGAATTCAAAATGGCTTTTTATCCCCGAATGATGTAAGAGAACTTGAAAATATGGACTTAATTCCCGATGAACTCGGAGGAAACTTGTATCTTGTAAACGGCAGTATGACTAAACTTGCCGATGCAGGTGCATTTGCAGAAAAATCAAATGGAATCGGAGGTGATAATGATGCAGAAAATGAAAAACAAGAAGAAATTTTGGAACTTCGTGCAGAAAGAAACCGAGAGAGTGCTGTATATAAGCGGAGAAATAGTTGATGGCGATGATTTTGACATATATGATGGCGAAACCAAAAAATCAACTGCGGATATCTTCAGAGAAGAGCTGTATTCGGGCAAAGGAAACGTCTCGGTGTGGATTAATAGTCCGGGCGGAGATATGTTCGTAGGTGCTCAGATATATAACTTATTAAAAAATTATGAAGGCAAAACGACAGTAAAGGTTGACGGAATCGCTGCTTCAGCTGCCTCAATCATCGCCATGGCAGGAGACGAAATCTTAATGTCCCCCGTAAGCCAACTTATGATACACAACCCTTTCGCCTGTGCCGAAGGAGATTCGCTTGAAATGAAACGTGCGGCAGAAATGCTCGGTGAAGTCAAAGAATCTGCCATAAATGCCTATGCTTTAAAAACACATCTGCCTCGAAACAAAATATCTAAAATGATGGATGACGAAACATGGATGAACGCATACAAAGCCTTGGATTTGGGATTTGCGGACGGTGTTTTATTTGAAAATGATAAAGATGATAATGAAAGCGATGAAGATACCGAAGAGCAAAAACCAAAAAACGAAGCATTTATGTTTAGCAGAAAATCAGCAATTCAATGTGTTATGAACAAAGTAAAAAAGCAATTTAAAACTGAAAACAATAAAGTCACAGAGACAACAGAAAAACAAAAAATATCAATCGAGCCTTTGTATAAGAGGCTTGATTTGCTAAAAAGGAGATAATTTGTATGAATACTATTTTAGATTTAAGAGAAAAACGAACGAAGTTATGGGATAATGCCAAAGAATTTTTAGACAGCAAAAGGAATGCTGACGGCTTTATTTCCGAAGAAGACGCTTGCGTTTATGATAAAATGGAGGCAGACGTTGTAAAACTTGGAAAAGAAATCGACCGACTTGAAAAGCAAGCGACAATCGATATGGAACTTAGCAAAGCAACAAATAATCCTCTGCTTGAAAAGCCGACAAGCAAACTAAAAAAATCAAAAATTGGTCGTGCAAGTGACGAATACAGAAAAGATTTTTTAAATGTGCTTCGTGGCAAACCGCAAATTTATAATGTTATGCAAGAGTCTATAGATGCGGACGGAGGATATCTTGTTCCTGAAGAGTTCGAAAAACAAATAGTTACCGCACTTGAGGAAAATAACGTAATAAGAACCATAGCAAAAACTATCACGACCGCCGCAGAGCGAAAAATTCCTGTTGCAGCGACTCACAGTGAAGCCAAATGGACACCCGAAAACGGAGCATATATTGAATCGAATCCCACATTTGCACAAAAAACAATTGATGCATTTAAACTTACGGATTTGGTAAAAGTATCAACCGAGCTTTTGCAAGACAGTATGTTTGATATTGAAAGCTATATTTCATCGGAATTTGCGAGGGCGTTTGGAATTGCCGAAGAGCAAGCATTCTGCACGGGTACGGGCGTAGGTCAACCAACGGGTATATTTACCGATCAAGGCGGTGAAGTTGGGATAACTCTCACAAGCACGACAAACATTAACTGCGATAATATAATAGACTTAGTGCATTCGCTTAAATCCCCATACCGCAGAAATGCTGTGTTTTTAATGAACGATGCCACAATTTCGATGCTTCGTAAGTTAAAAGATACCAACGGAGCGTATTTATGGCAACCGTCACTACAAGCAGGACAGCCCGACAGACTCTTAGGATATCCTTTGTATACTTCCCCCTATGTTCCGACTGTCGCCGCCGAAGCACTGCCTATCGCATTTGGTGATTTCTCGAATTACTGGATTGCCGACCGTATGAGCAGGAGCGTTCAAAGATTAAATGAACTTTACGCAGGAAACGGACAAGTAGGCTTTATTGCTACAGAACGTGTGGATGCCAAAGTTATCCTCCCCGAAGGCATTAAACTTCTTAAAATGGGTTAATTTAAATGAGTAGTTTACTTGAAAAAGTCAAGGCTAACTTAATTTTAGATACAGATACAGACAATGAAATTTTGCAGGAGTTTATAAATTCTGCAATATCCTATGCCGAAAGCTACCAAAAAAAGTCCGCAGGATATTATGCCGTCAACGCCATGCCTTCGACAACAGAGCAAGCTGTTATTATGCTTTCGTCTCATTTTTATGAATCTCGAGATGGCTCTACAGGTGGATTTTTTGCGGATAATGTAAATGCGGCCACGCAGGTATGGAACACGGTAAATACCCTTTTACGACTCGACAGAAATTGGAAGGTGTAAATCTTGAGTATTGGCAAAATGACAACATTTATAGATATAATTGAGCCCAGAAAAATCAAAGACAGTTCAGGATTCGTAACTGTCAATGACGTGGTTCTTGCGAGTGTCAGAGCATACAAGGAAGAACGTCATGCAAGCAGAGTGTGGGCAAATCGTGCGGCTTTTTCGAAAGCAACCGTTATATTTCAATTTCGCAAAATTCCCGATTTGGAAATCAAATCCGATTATGTAATTGTTTGTGATACCGGGAGATATAGAATTTTATCTGCCGAAGACGTCAAAAACCGAAAAATGTACACAGAAGCGCTTTGTGATAAAGCCGAAATAAATGGCACAATTTAAGGAGTATTTATGAATATAAATCCCATGATTGAAGAAATTTTTTCGGATTTTTCGGTTAATGGCAGATATATCCCTATTTCGTATTATCAATATTTCGGTAAAGAAAACACATATCTTACTTATTACACTTGGAATGAGCGACCCGAACTTTTCTTTGATGATGATTATCATAAAGAGGTTTGTTACGGCACGATAGATATTTGGAGCAAAGGCAATTTTAAAGATATAGCTGAATCTGTAAAGCAAAAATTAAGAGAAAACAATTTTATATGGACGGATAACGGGACTGAAATGTATGAGCCTGAAACAGGTTACTTTCATGTTCCCGTTAATTTTTACGTCCTGAGCGAGGAGTGATAATATTGGCAAAACCTTCGCATATACCCGAAACAATAATGCAATTTTGGAGGAGCAATCCGACAGAATATACAAAGGAAGATATACATCATCTTGAGCCTGAAAGTGAAAATGCCGTGCTTTTGAAATATCTGCTTGAGAATGGGTTTGCAAAGCTGACAATCAAGCTAAATGGGCAAGAAATATGCTCTTTTAACGGCCAAACCGAAACCGATGCAAATATAAATCTCGGTACGCTTACAGTTAAGCGAAACGGCGAGTCTATGGGGACGTATAATGGTTCGGAAAATAAAGACATCAATATAAATCTCGGTACGCTTACAGTCAAGCGAAACGGTGAGTCTATGGGAACGTATAATGGCTCGGAAAATAAGGACATAAATGTAAATCTCGGTACACTGACTGTACAAAAAAACGGATCAAGTGTCGGGACTTATAACGGAAGTTCAAATAAGACAATCAATGTTACAGTTCCCGTCATAACTTACGGAACGGGTAATCCAAGTGGCGGTAATAACGGTGATGTATATATGAGGTATCAATGATGGCGGTTTTATATGTTAATAAAGTTCATGGGTCACCCGAACTTGACCTAAAACTTGAAATATCAGACGGATATGTAACTGCAACAGTCTACTCTGCAAATGATTATGGCGGTAATTTCGGGTATCCGGGCGGAATAATATACAACGTTTCTGCCGGTGGCACGGGGTTTTCGATAAATACAGGTAGTTTCTCCTACTCTACGAGTGGGAAAGTTATAACTTCCGGCGGCGGTCAAATCGGCTCGGGTACACTTGAAGTCAGAACCACTTGTACGGGTGCAGGCAGTTGCTTTGACCCCGATCACATCAGTCTGCCTTCATATAACGGCGAAAAATCAAGCGGCATAAATACGGATAATCTGACTGTTTATTCTGTTTCGTCATCATATATGAGCAGAGTTTTGGATAACACTTTACTTTTAAGCTACAAAATGTCTGTTCCACCGAGCAATTTAAACCTCGAAAGAACATACCTCGAATGCCCGATGAAAGTCAGTTATACACTCGGTACGGGTGCATTTAAAAAAATAATCTATAACGTGAAAACAAGCACCGAAAGTGGTGCTGTTTTTACATCCGAAACAACAAGCAAAGACATAAATCTTTCAGATTCGGCAATTTTGAGCTCATATAATGGGTTTAAAAACTCAGGCTTTAGTTTTCCGAATAGTACGGCATACATGTATATTGAAGTACAGACGGAATCAGGAAATATCTCGAACAATTTTAGCGTAACTGTCGGAGGAACAAGCCGTGTCAAAGTCGGAAACACTTGGAAACGCAGCGTGCCGTATAAAGTAAATGGCGGTAAGCCTTGCATAATGTATATGAAAATCGGCGGCACTTGGAAAAGAGGCCAGCCATAAAAAGAGGTGATTAAAATGTCAAAAGAAAATATACCCGAAACAATACTGCAATTCTGGAGAGATAACCCCACGCCGTATACAAAAGAAGATATATATCATCTTGAGCCTGAAAGTGAAAACGCTGTATTTCTCAAGTATCTGGCTTTGATGAGTTCAGGTGGTGGTGGCGGGGAAACTCGAGGGTTTATAACTTGCGATGATGAGGATTTTATGGACTGTAATAACCTTATTTTTACTGTAAGTAGCTAATAAAAAGGGGTGAAAAACATGGCCGAATACAGATCAATTCATAGTGGCTCTGAAATTGATGAAGCTGTAACGAGAGCACTTAACTTGCTTGAAGTTTTGGGTACGGATTCAAACAAAATGATGAGTCAGAAAGCAATAACTGAGTTTCTTGATACAAAAGTTGACAAAGTCGAAGGCAAAGTTTTATCAAGTAACGATTTCACAGACGAATACCAAAACAAACTTACAAACATAAATAAAACTTATCTAATAAGTATAGACAGAACTTGGAATAGAGGCTCAGACGGTTCATACACACAAGTTATTCCCATAAGCGGAATTAAAGAAACAGATGTGGCAATTGTGAATATTGAGCTAAGCGATGACCCCGCCATAGCGGAATCAGAGTTGCAGGCATGGAGTAAAATTTCAAAAATAACTATAAATGACGATAATATAACCGTTTATTGCAAAAATGAGATACCCGATATTGTTATACACGCCAAAATAAAAACTTAGGAGGGATTTATAGTGAGTGATGCAATATTTACACGGTGTGTAACAGGGCCCGGCATTCTGCCTATTGGGAAAGGCGGTACAGGTGGCAATACTGCGAAATCTGCAAGAACTAATTTGGGAGTAATGACGAAAACACTACTTTACAGCAATTCAAGCGGTACAATCAGTACGATTACTCTCTCTGACAGTTATAAAAGCTACGATTATATAGAGGTGTTTTTCCATGACAATGGTGTGTGCAATAGCGTAAAACTTAGCACCACGAGGGGTCAAGTACAACTGACAAACGATTATGTTTCGTCAACAACTAATCCGTCATCACTTTATACTCACACAGCTTTGCTTACTTTCACGGATAACACAGCGACGTTTATACGGCAAGCTGTTTTTACGGTGACGACTTCCGATAACGCTTCCATTGACAGAACGGCTTCCAATAGTGTTCGTGTATATAGAATTGTCGGGTACAGTTATTAACCAAATTTTTAGGGGGGATTTTTATTGGGAATGCGATATTTACGAGATGTGTAAATGCACCAAGCATTTTGCCTATCGGTAAAGGCGGTACTGGTGATTTAGACTAATTATATTTTTAAAATTTTAGGAGGATTTTTCA